ACCCGCTTACCAGGTGTGCATGAGGCAAGCTCCTCTCTGATGGAAATCGGAGAGTAGTTGAGCTCACCGTGCATTATCTGGCTCGCAAAATCGAAAAAACCGTTCGTAGAACGAAGCGATTTCGAAAGGGAAACCGGGACTTGAAGATTGATACAAGTAGCCAAGTAGCTGTCGGAGACCTCTAGTCCATCGATGACAATATCATCGCCGAGAATTCGATAGTCCCAGAATGGGTACTTACCGATTCTCCAGGCGGAAAACTGAACGAGTGAATGATGTACGAGGGCCATTGAGGCCCAAGAACTCAAAGCACCCATAGGTTGACCGCGACGATAACGGATAGGAGGGTGGCTTTTGGTCACCCTTCCTTCTTTAGTGTCGTAATGAAACCATCGATCGCACAACAGGTTCATCCAAGCCATGGCCACAGACTGCCCTAGAAACTGACCTAGAACAACTGAATAGAGAGTTTGCGGAATTAGCTCTGTAGCACTCTTCAGATCGAAGGAGGATACGTGAGCGTCCGGCTTTGGCCGAAACGTTTTCACGCCCTTTTCTTGATTAAAGGTGCAATCAGAAGGTAATGAAGCTAGCAACCTAAACAGCCAATCATGGATCGGTTTTAGGGTCTGTTGGGTCCACCAATCAACAAGTGCAATAGTCCTAACCTTACCAGCCGGCTCTTCTAAGAAGGCCAGCTTTGTAAGTCTCGGATGATTTTCAGTTGAAGAAGGGAGGGTTGCCCAACGAGGTAGGCCATCGTCCTGAATTTCGTTGTAACCTTTCACAGTTTTGGGATCCCACCTTGTTGATTTCACATATGACCACTTTGGATCATCAGCCTTCTTCAGGTTCTTGGAACCTAAAGGGTCTAATTTTCCATCGGGATCTAATGTTGATCGCAGGGCAGGATCAATCTCAGGAACACCATAGGGTGAAAACCCTGGTAGATCGGAAAGATCTACATCTAATGGTGCCTCTGAGTCCAAACCAAAGAAAGCCGAAAGTTCATCCTGAAGTTGTTTTGTACTCTCCTCCTGTTCCGGAGTCGCATAAATGCGCTCAAGTTCAGCAAAGAGAGGCAATACTTTCTCAAGGAGCCAATGGAGTGCACCTGCTTCTTTAGCATAGCAAAAGAGCGGGGACACCATTAACTTCCGAAGAGAGTTTTCACAACCATCTCGGGCTTGCACCATCATATCTCTTATCGAGATTATCATGGGTAGGGCTTCGAGATCAGGTTTACTTTGGGAGCCATCATCTAGCATCGGTATTAACCCATTTCGGTGTGCGATATCAAGTATCCAACCAAATAGGTCGTCAAGGATCCTGCCTTGGGCAGGTCGTCCATTGGGACCAGATTTGAAGGAACACAAGATGTCAACATCATCAAAAGAGGGTTTAGGATGTGTAGATCTAACGTCTTTAAAGAGTCGTACAAAGTCGGGAAGAAATCTCATAAAGTCACCAAATGTCACCGGCTCGAGAGCTGGTGGATTTGAGACAATTAGACTTATATTTGGGCCATGGTGTTTTACCACCATACCCTTATAATAGAATAATAGAGAAATCCAGAACCGAATAGGTCGTACTCCTTTGGAGCGAATGGCGTTACGGACGGAAGCGGGCAGGCATCTGGGCAATCCATGCGTCAAACGGACCCTAACACCTAAAGTTTCAGTGCTAGCATACGGTGTTCCGGCTAAATAAGCCTTTACACATAATGCATACACTTTCAATCTTTTGGTGAGAGTAAGTCCGCCTTGGCTCATGTGAATGGATTTCACATGCTCAGCGAATTCAATCAAAGAGCTGCGTAATCCTCGTCCAGAAGCCAGGCCGAAGAGTCTAAAATGGAGAAGGTTTCCCCAAGTTAGAGTTAAATCTACGATGTTTCCATCGTTGATTTCGACCGCAGGTTGTAACTCAATCTCAGTTTCCCCACTGGGACCTTTCCGAGATTTCGAGGCTACGGTCGTAGATATGAACCGTTCAAGGGGTGAACGGAACATGTTCCATAACCGTGCTTTGAAAGACTTCGCGTGGGCTTCAAAACCCGGGAGCTTAGCTCTTCGGGGGGAAGCCTTAGGCTGGTCGGTATCGTCGTTTTGGTCTTCAGTAGGCCGTTTATCGGATGGTGTTGCCAGTATTACTACTGACACATCGTTTGAGATCCAGGTCTTCGAGCCAACGACATACTCTCGGGGAGAGAGATAAAGAATGTTACCGGCGTCTAAAGGATCGAGTACGGCATACTTGCCGGACTCTATATGATCCCAGTTGACTGCCTTAAACATCTTATGGTCGGGTCTCTGCAGGGACACTGCAGTCGTAGAGAACTGGATCCTTCCGGCAATTGGCCATATAGTGGTAAGTTTGTGAAAATTTATCATTATAGGTTAATTGTTATTGGAGACATCCCTACTTCTCTTTGGAATTTCTTCCGGAGCAGGTCGCCTCGGCGGGCTGGTCTCTAGATGAGTTTCACTGGGAGCTTGCACCCACAGATCCCCATCATCCACCTAGCGAAAACTAGCTTGGGACTCTCTACACCCGTGAACTCCCAGTTCAGGGTATTGACAGTAACCTCCCGTGTAGGGACGGGGTTTCGACCTCGACAACTCACACGAATGGATCCTCTTTGCACCAGCTTGCTAGTACTCACTTCTTTTCATGAGTCTATGCGAGCCGCATTGGGGGCCAACCCAAGGCGGTAAGAGCTGACCGGGAGTCCTTAAGATTTTACCACTTCGGTGGGAAAGCTTTCGGCTTCCTTCAGGTTTTATCCCTTAGGTAGAGGTTATAAGGTCACTATCAAGCCTTTAAAAGGGCAGATGTAGAGCCTTCAACACTAGTTAACAACTAGGACCGAAAACCTGTTTTATAGAGACAGGTAGGAACTCCACTTCTATTGATCCAAGAAGTAAGGAGGGGGGAGGGAAGGGTGAGAAGAAATTCTCTACCAACTCAAACCCAGCTAGAAACGTCCAGATCACTCAGGACATCCTTGGCCAGGTCGAGAGGCGACCCCTGATGCATAATCAGGGAGAGACGGTTCGAACCCGTCCC